TCTTAACACTCTTTCCCTACACGACGCTCTTCCGATCTTTTACTACGTTTTAGGCCACGTGGACAATTTACACAATATATCAATGAAATCGCCTGTGCAACTAACACTTGCCGTAATACAGTAAAGCGCGCAACTAATAAATTCCACAATGATGGTGTTATTTCTAAATTCCAACAAGAAAACTGCTTTGATGTTAATTTATTTACAATAGACAATAAAAATATATTTAACTTAGATAAAAGCTACTCTAAGAAAATGAGCCACGTTAATATTAATACTAGTTATATATTATCTACTCTATCTACTACTACTACTCTTACTACTATTAAATCTACTAATACTAGAAATCTACTATCTATTAACTTAAATACTACTAACAAAACTACTAGTCGTAGATAAATTATACGACACAAAATAATGGAGACGAACATGAATAATGAAATTTTTAATAAATATAATATCAAACTTACTACTCACGGTGAGATTTATTTTAAATATATGCCTGAAGTAGCAGTAGAATTTGCATTAAATAACTTTAAATCTAGTAGTGGAATTAAATCTGCTGCTAGATTTATATGTAGTGAGATTCGAAAATATATATCTGCAAATAGATTGACTATTGATTGGACTAATTATTTTAGGGAACTAGAAAAAGTAGGCGTAGATAAGAATAGTGAGGTATTGGAGTTGACTAGTAAAGTAGAAAGTAGTGTAGATTTAAAAAGAAAAGTAGAAATATTAACAATAGATCCCGATAAAGATATAAAGCAGAAATTGTCTCGTGTACAAAAGATGATTTCCATAGGAAAATTGAAGATAGATGGACTTAAAGCAATTAAAGAAGAGCGATCACTTACTTCTTTTGAGGAAGCTGAACTTGGATTTGAAGAAGGGCATTTAAAACAAAGAAAATTAATGGAAGAGAAATATAAAAACATGATCGATCAAAATCAAACTCTGCGCAATGAAAACTCTAAGCCCGATACATTACGGGCAGAACGAGATTATCGTTCGTTATATTTGAAAATTGAGCGTGATACGTATGAATTGAATAATTGGAAGCGCATGTTGGATAATCTCGAATCTATTACGCCGGCTTTTAGGGAAGAAACTAAAAAGATTGCCAATATTAAGATATCGCATTATACAAAAAGCATAGCCAAGGATTTGGAGAAATTACAAAAGTTAGAGGATTTGTTGATGAATGACAAGACAAGCGCTCCATTATCTGAGTCTGATAATTTTTTAATAGAAGATGAAGGAGTCCAAGGAGGGATTCATTGATGACTGAGCTAAGAATATATACAGTTCCAGGAGTTCCTATCGCATGGGCAAGAGCAGTTCCGGGAAGAAGCAAAATGTATGATTCCCAAAAGCAGTTAAAGCTACTTTTTGGTCTGTGTGTTCTAAAGCAACATAAAGGACCAATGTATGAAGGTCCACTTTTACTAGACGCTACTTTCTACTTTCCGGTCGCTTATTGTAAGAAGAAACAACTATCACAATTATATCATTCACCACACACACAAATACCCGACCTATCTAATTGCATTAAGTTTTTAGAAGATGCTATTTGCGGAATTTTAATACATGATGATAGAATAATAGCTGATATTCATGCTCGTAAGCGATGGGCAGATGAAGGAAAGACTGTTTTTAAATTGATTAAGGCGTAATTATTAGAGTCTGATAATTTTTAGGAATCTATGTTAAAAGAACAAGACAGATTAGAAATGCTTAATACTGAAAAAGTTGCTATTTTTGAAATGAGAAATCAGCATGAATTTTATAGAAATATAAATGATTTTTTAGAGGGCCATTGGTATGATCAAGTTGAAGATGAACGATGGTATAAAAAAATTGATAGAATAGAAATATTTAATGATAATATGATAGTTTTTTGGAGATGGTCTTGATAAAAAAACAAACTAAATCTCAAAAAGAAAATAAAGTAAAAAAGATTAATCATAACAACACTATTACTGAACTGTCGAATTCTACCACTTGGTTAGATTATATGTGTGAAGAGTCTACACGTTTGTTTCCGGAAAAAGACGCATGGAGAAAAAGATTTTGTTACACATTGCATTTATGGTCCTTAAGAAGCGACTCTCTGGAAGTTCAGCAATTCTGTGATGAATATAAAATATCCTATCAAACTTTAAGGGGAATGGTGGATAGATATCCTGATATTGCTATGCATTATGCTGAAGCTAAGCGCAGAATTGCGGCTCGTAGAAGAATAGGCGCTTTAAAAAATGAATTTAATGTGACTGCAGCGTTTAAAGATATGCATAGGTATGACGATGAATGGATTCCGCTTATGAAACAGGCTGAAGATATTAAAAAGGAAAATGTCCACGCAGGCGATAAAATAGTAATCATTGAGAAGTTTCCTGAAGAGGATAAAGAATGAGTTCGGCAGAAAGATACATCGAAACACAATTAAATAAATGTGATGGAAAGCGCTTTGAATATCATTTAATTATAGCTTTATGGGATAATAAAAAGAATTCTATACTAGATTCTCAAAAGATACTAACTTTTATGAAGAAAAACTATCTAAAAGATCTATTTGAAGATGATATTTATAATTTAGATTCAGGCAATGTTGTTTTAAGAGGCAATCTAATTATTGTTATACACGGCAAATGGCTCAGGCTGCAAAAAGTTGAATCAGCTGCTTTAAAGATATCAGACAAGTTCCACACAGAGATTATATTGACAATGACAGATGATGATGGCTGCGCTCATGGAGATCAAATATTCTGGAAGCCTAAAGAAAAAAAGGAATAAGCATGGCTGAGCCACTTTATAAGATAGGTGATAAATTTGGTAGATGGACCATTACTGGTGATCCGGTATGGCAGAATTCACAATTTCATTATCCTGTTAGATGTGAATGTGGCAGAACAGCAAAGAAGGCACAGTCATTACTTAAGAATGAATGGACAAGTGGTTGTAGTCCTTGTTATTTAAGACAACGTAGAATTGAGAGAAAGATTAAAGGGACAAGTATATGAATGAAAATATCAAAAAGGCTCGCGACAAATATAATGATTATTTTAAAGAAATACATGAAGGCTTTGATAAATGGCTATTAGGTCATCCTGAATATATTGAATTTAATCCACCAATTGAAGAGGGAACTTATGAATGTGTCTCCTGGCTATTTGGTGCGCCAAATTTTGAAAAATTCTATTGTGATGGATATCAATTTGTTTGTGATTTTCCTGATGGGAGTTGGTGGACTGAAAAAGTTTCGCATTATAAACCTGTAATTAAGGAAAATAGTATATGAACTATATTACGTTTTATTTAGTGTTTCTAGTTATAGCTATTCTTTTAATGGTGAGGAAATGATCTGCAATCAATGTAAAGAAGAAAAGCCACGGGGAATTCATATGAATAATGGTTGGATCTGTCTAGATTGTTGGGGGTCATTGATTGCTTTAGCTGAAAAGATTGCAAGTAAAATGAAAGATGGTAATTATTCTGCAAGTTCTGTGAAGATATATGATGATAAATAATGCCACAGCTTGTGGCACTAATAAAAAGATTTATGTTAATTGTGGTATATGTAATAAAGAAGAAGAAGTCTTAATTCCAACAAATAAATATGGCGTATGTTGGAATTGCTATATGATTATATGCGCAAATAATCTAAACAAAGAAGAGAGTCGTAAAATAAAGAAATCTTGTAATAAAAATTAATTTATAAATTATTTGAGAGGAAAATTAAGAAGATGCTTTGGCGGAGAATTATAGATCTTAATCCAATAGACCATAGTAAAGTTGTAATAATGACTACAACTTTGAAAATATATACTGCTTCAGTAGGGATATGTACCGGACTCGAAAATGATAGTAAATTTTCTAATTTAATATTTATAATTGATGATGATTTTTTATTTTTAGGTGAAAACTGGCTTTCATCACAAGACAAAACTTTACATATATCTGCATCGAGCGTTCTTTATTGGGCAGATCTCGCAGATATTTTTACAAATTTGATGAATTCAACAAATATTACAGGTGTGCCTGTGCAATCTAAATTTGTTGCGGATTTAATTAATAAAATTAATAAGTTACAAAAAAATAAAACACTAAACAATGATTCCGAAAAAGATTTGAATTTACAATTTTATGAGTATAAAAATGAAAGTATTTGAAACGCGCATTCCATTGAGTGAAGAACTTTGGGAAGAATTCAATAAATATGCACACGAGGATAAGTTTATCGAATCAATTTATATTGAAGACAAAACTATTATTATAAAATTTTATGAAATAGTTTATACAAAAATAGTTCAGAGTAAATTTGAAGATAGAAACTAAAATACATCTTAATCGCTTTAAGCCGAGGCCCTACCAGCTTGGCCTTTGTAATGCTTTAGAATCAGGCAAATATAAGCGCTTGCTTTGCATTTGGCCAAGGCGAGCAGGTAAGGACGTATGCGCATTTAATTTAATGCTACGCCAAGCCTTGCGTAAAATTGGTGTTTACTATTACATCTTCCCAGAATATTCCCAAGCCCGTAAAGTAATATGGGATTCTATTACAACTGAGGGCGTGAGATTCCTTGATTACATTCCCAGTGAATTAATACAATCATCCAATAGCCAACAAATGAAAATAACATTGGTTAATGGTTCACTTATTCAACTTGTTGGATCAGACAACATAGATTCACTAATGGGTTCGAATCCGATTGGGATTATATTTTCAGAATATGCGCTACAAGATCCACAAGCCTACAAATTCCTACGTCCTATTCTACTGGGCAACGATGGTTGGGCTTTGTTTATATCAACCCCCCGTGGCAAGAACCATTTATGGGAGCTTTATCAAATAGCTATAAATAATCCTGAAAACTGGTTTCACTCTAAACTAACTATAGAACACACAGACCACATAACACCCCACCAGATTAGAAAAGAGATAGCTGAAGGCCTAATTAGTGAGGACTTTGCTATGCAAGAGTTCTACACTTCATTTGATATGGGAGTTGAGGGATCATATTATGCTAAATACATAGACAGATTACACGTCCGTCGACAAATTGGAGACATTCCATGGGAATCAGCATTCAAAGTTCATGTAGCTATGGACATTGGAGTTAGAGATTCGACATGCTTAATATTCTTCCAGACAATTGGACAGACAATAAAGATAATTGATACATATGAGAATTCTAAAGTTGGCCTTGAGCATTATATACAAGTGATACGTAATAAGCCGTATCTTTATGGTAAATTCATAGCGCCACATGATATGAAAGTGCAAGAATTCGGATCAGGACTAACCAGGCTGGAAAAAGCCAAGCAGCTAGGCATAACCTTCACAATAGCGCCCGATCTTTCAATAATAGACGGAATTGAGGCTGTTAGATCTACTTTAGATAAAGTATGGATAGACAAAGACAATTGCAAGCCATTAATTAAAGCGTTAGAAAACTATAGACAAGAATGGGATTCAAAAAAACAAATATATAAAGCACATCCATTACATGACAAGTTTTCACACTTTGCTGATGCTATGCGCTACCTATGTATTTCGCTACCTAAGACACAAGACAGCTTATCTGAAAAAGAATTTAATAAGCTTAAGCAAGAAGCTATGTACGGAACGCAAAGTATGCCCAATTTTTTCCGTGACGATTTACCAAATTATTAATTCATAATATAATCACAATGGTTTCTGTTAATTAAATATCACGGATACCATTTAGTTCCTGATCTTTTTCACCTTTCTCACTAATGTATCCGTGATATTTATCTTATTTTCATTTTGTGAAATAAGTAAGTGTATTGTTTTCAAAATTCACAATATATGAAAATAAGGATTTAATTATGCTATCAATTTACTTTAATAAGGACAAGACATGATGAGCCAACATGACAAAATAGAACACCAAATCAGAGAACTTGAAGAAAGCCAAGAAGAATTACGCATGCTTATTAAAAAATATGTAGAAGCTGCTGCTAAAGAACTACGTAAAATGCGTGTTAAAAAATGGCAAGAAATTTGTCTTAAAAGTTACAAAAATTAATAGATATATATCTTTAAAAATAGTAAAATTAATTATATCAATTTCTATTTTTAAAGGTGTAGTATGGTTAAAAAACTTTCTCTTATTTTTTTATTGTTAAGTTTTTCAAATATAACAATTTCTTGCGATCCTTCGGACATTGATTGTGTATTTGATGATTTTTGTGTTGAAGATGAAAATTTAGTTGGATGTCTTTGTTGTAGAAATTTAGCAACTTTTATCTTTTTGGAAGAAGAAGAGCTTTATGGTCTTTGTATAAAATGTTATTTGGGCGGATAAAGCTTGATCTCAATTGTTTATAGAATTAGACTAATAAAAAATTGAGAAGGAGCGACTATTATATTCCCCCAACTTGGACCACAATATTATTCTGAAAAAGATAAGCCCATGCTAGCGCGCATGGAAGCTGCATATGCTGAAGCTATAACTATTAATCAATCTTATTGGGCTGAAGCTGATACGGATCTACGATTCTATAGTGGAGATCAAACTCTTTGGAATGATCTTTATGGTAATCTTCCCGCTAATAGGCGTAGACAATTTGGATTTAATCGTATCCGAAGGAATATAAATGTCATTACTGGACATCAACGTAAAAATAGAAAATCAATTACTACTACTCCAAGAGAAAATGCTGATAATTTAACATCAGATCAATTGACTAAAGTATTAATGTGGGCATGCGAACGCGATAATATTTTACATACAATATCTGATGCTTTTGAGAGCTCATTAATTACCGGAATGAGCTTTCTTGAAGTTTGGATGGATTATAGAAATGATCCGGTTAATGGAAATATAAGAGTAGATAAATGTGCATACAATAGCTTCTTGGTAGATCCATATTTTAGACGCGCTGATATGTCAGATTGTAACTTCATTTGGAAGCGTACATTTCTTACTAAAAAAGAAATAATATCATTACTCCCTGATTACGCAGAAGAAATAGTTGCACTTCAAGGCAATGATAACGGACTTGCAAGAGATGGCAAATTTCAATTCATGCCTGAAAGCTACTCCTACTCCTACAACAATCTACTAACCTATGATAGCTATTGGTACAGAGACTTTAGAAAACAAAAGATGCTAGTCGATTCTAAAACAGGTGAAACATTTGAATGGAAAGTAGATGATAATGATAAACTTAAGCTCTTTATGCAAACTTATCCATCAGTCAGTTTAATTGAACAAGATATTCCAACAGTAAATTTGGCGATCGTAGTTCAAGGAAAAGTTTTCTTCGATGGTCCAAACCCGATGGGCATAGACCGATATCCACTCATACCTGTTTTAACATATTACACACCTGAAATGCCATATTTCCCACACAGAATACAGGGTGTAGTACGCGGACTGCGCGATAGTCAGTATTTATATAACAGGCGCAAGGCAATTGAGTTAGATATTTTAGAATCACAAATAAATTCAGGATGGATAGCTAAAGAAAATGCTTTAGTTAATCCAAAAGACGCATGGGATCTAACCGGACAGGGTAGAGTATTAATGTTGAAGTCAGAAGCAAACATGACAGATGTTCAACAAATACAATCGCCTGCGGTTCCCCAATCAACAATAGAGCTCTCAAACATACTGGCGCGCGAGATACAAGAAATATCTTGCGTGTCAGATGAAATGTTAGCGATGGATAATAAGGAAACTCTTTCGGGTTATCATGCCGCATTAAAAATGAGCGCATCTATTACAACACTTCAGAAATTATTTGATCAATTAGATCTTTCCCAGAAATTACTCGGTGAAATAATGTTAGATCTAGTTCAAGCTAATTTCACTCCAGGAAAGATTAAGAACATACTAGAAGGTGAAGAGCCATCATCTCAATTTTATAGCAAGAACTTTGGAAATTATAATATTGTTGTTTCTGAAGGTTTAAATACAGATACTCAGAAACAAATGAACTTTGCACAAGTTTTGCAGCTTCGAACAGATGCTGGTATCCCAATTCCTGATGATTATCTGCTTGAAGCTGCAACAATACAAGACAAAAAGAAGCTACTTGATGTTATTCAAAAGAATCAACAGCAACAACAACAAATGGCTCAACAACAGCAACAATTACAAATGGCTGAGCTTCAATCACGTATTGATCTTGCCAAAGCTAGAGCTACTGCCGATGAAGTCCTAGGTCTAGAGCGTGTTAGCCGTGTTGAAGAAAATAAAGCATTGGCTGTTGAACGTAGAGCTGCAGCAATTAAAGATCAAGAATCCGGATTCTTAGATATGGTTAAAGCCCTAAAAGAAATAGAAGACATAGATATAGCTTCTGTTAAAAAGCTTATTGAATTATCTCATTTAATTAAAGCCAATGAGAAGGCGTTAAATCCCGAAAATAACCCTCAGCCTACTCCGAATGCGGAAGCGGTACAAAGAGGATAACCCTTGTCCTTTAGCACAGTTTGTACGAAAGGCCAACAATGGCAAAGAAAAGACACTATTCATCTAAAGGTGGTTCAGTTAATCACCATGCAGATCATTTTAATAATGAAATGAAACATGACAGGGATCATATTGAACGTGGTATGTAT